TCCAGATCCCGCGCATCGCTACCTACTCGGGTGCGACTCCGTTCGGTCAGGGTTCGGCAATCGGCACGTCCGAGCCGACGTTCGGTTCGTTCATCACGCTCGGCGCGTACAAGTACTCGTTCCTGATTCAGGTCGCGCAGGAGATGATCGACGATTCTGGTGTCGATCTTCTCGGCTTCATTGCCGACCAGACCGGTAACGCGATGGGCTTCAGCGTGAATGCTGCGCTGACCACGGGTACTGGCACGGTTCAGCCGACGGGTATCGTCCCCGCGTCGGTCGTTGGTGGCACGGGTGGCACGGCTGTCTCGGGTGCGTTCACCGCTGACAACCTGATCGACCTCGCGTACAGCCTTGACGGTGCTGTTCTGAATCTGCCCGGTACGGGTTGGATGATGAACACGTCGAGCGTTGGTGCTACGCGCAAGCTGAAGGACACGGCTGGGTACTACGTGTTCAGCCCGCGTCTCACGCCGACCGAGGCTGACACGCTGCTCGGGTTCCCGATCTACATGAACCCGGCAATGGCCTCGACCGCTACGAGCGCCAAGTCCGTGATCTTCGGTCACCTGCCGTCGTACTACGTGCGTCAGGTCGGCGGTCTGAAGCTGGACCGTTCTGACGAGTATGCGTTCAATCAGGGGCTGGTCACGTTCCGCGCCACGATGCGCGTGGACGGCAACCTGCCGCAGACCGCGCACATCAAGCACTTCCTCGGCGCTGCTTCGTAGCTCTGAGTGATCTTCTCCCCACCGGGCATCATGTATGCTCGGTGGGGAGCAACCAACCCGGAGGGCTAGAGTGAATCGTGAAAACCGTCGTCGCCAACGGAAAGCCAGTGACGCTTCCCGACAGCCAAGCCGACGAACTGATCCGGCTACACAATCTTCGGGAGTACGAACGAGCAATCCTCACCGAATACTCTGGTATTCAAATGCCCCATGGACGAGTACCGGATATGGAGAGCAGACCGCGCAGATGGTTCAACGGCTTTCTCAGCGTGGCCACGAAGTCGCGCTGCTAGCCAACTATGGTCTTGAGGGATCATCGACTGTCTGGAATGACATCCAGATATATCCTCGTGGGTTTGCTCCGTATTCGGATGATGTTCTAGCCGCTCATGCGGCTCACTGGTCGCAGCAGAATCCTGACTTGCCGAGTGTCGTCATGACACTCTTCGATGTGTGGTGCCTGAAAGCCAAGACCATCGAATCGATTGATCGTATCTATGCTTGGACTCCGATTGATCATCAGCCAGCACCACCCGATGTGACTGAGTGGACAAAGCGCGATAATGTCACGCCTATCGCGATGAGCGAGTTTGGCTCAATGATGTTTACTGCTGACAATATTGATCATGAGTATGCGCCGCACGGAATCGAATCCGTATTCTCTCCGACGGGAACCGATTTCATTAGCTCTGGTGCGGAGACTCGTTCGTTTCGTAGCATGATGAACGTGCCTGAGGATGCGTTTGTCGTCATGATGAACTCGGCCAATAAAGGCAAGAATCCTTCTCGTAAAGCATTCGGCGAGAATCTCATGGCCTTCGGTATTTTTGCTGCGACTCGTCCTGACGCTGTGCTCTACATGCATACTGAGCAGTACGGCAATATGAATGGTGTCCACTTGCCTAAGCTAGCCCGAGCGTGTGGGATCAAGGATGAGCAGATCAAGTTTGTTGATCAGTACGCTTACCGTAACTCGATCCCGAAGGAAATCCTTGCAGGATTCTACTCGGCTAGTGATTGCCTGCTCGCATGTAGCATGGGCGAGGGTTTTGGTATTCCCGTCGTTGAGGCGCAGGCGTGTGGTACGAACGTGATCGTGTCTGATTGGACTGCGCAGCGCGAGTTGTGCGGATCGGGTTGGCGTGTTCCCGTCCAGCCGTATTGGGATGCTGACCAATCGTCTTGGTTTGGCATCCCAAATATTCAAGGCATCGTGCTAGCTCTCGAAGCAGCGTACGAGTCGGATCGTGGCGTGTCGAATAATGCTGTTGCTTTTGGCGAGCAGTATCATGCTGATCGAGTCTTTGACGAGTACTGGGTGCCGATCCTCGAACGAATGGAAAACGAAGCATGATCCCTGTCATCATCATCCCCGTAATGAACACGTACGACCTACTTGATAGATGCATCGAGAGTATTGACACCGAGGTCGAAGAAATCTGCGTGATCGATAACGGTGATTGTCTCGCCGATAACGCTTTCGAGTGGCACCATAATCCCGTGCGCGTTCTCCGAATGCCACACAACATGGGGATCAGTACGAGTTGGAATCTTGGCATCAAGATGTATCCGTTTGCCTCGTCGTGGACGATCATTGGTGCCGACGTATGGTTCGATCCCGGCAATCTTGACGAGTGGTATGAGAACGCTAGTGAGGATGTCATCCTGACCGGAGCTACACCACCGTGGGCTTGCTTCTCGATTGGCAGGAATGTTGTCCGCGACGTTGGCTTGTTCTGTGAGCAGTATCATCCCGCGTATTTCGAAGATACGGACTATCAGCGCCGAGCCGAGAAGCGTAATATCGAAATTCGGCATCCCGGCACTCCAATCAATCACGACAACTCGTCACTATTGAAAAACGAGACAATCGCGAATAAGAATGCTGTGACGTACGGCAAGAATCATGAAACGTATATTCGCCGCTGGTCTGGGCTTGTTGGTGATGAGACTCCGCAGCATGATGATTGGAGTCTTTCGATTAGGTGCGACCGTTCGTGGGACTAGGTAGAATACGTCTATGGCACTGACTAACGCATACTGCACCGTGAGCGAAGTGAAAGCTACGCTCAGGATCACGGACAACGTTGATGACACGATCATTGAGAATGCTGTCCAGTCTGCAAGTCGTCTGATCGACGGGTATTGTTCTCGTCAGTTCTGGCAGGCGGGTAGTGCCACCACTCGCGTGTTCAATGCTGATGATAGTTTCGTGTGCCAAGTCGATGATATGAGCGGCACGGCAATCACGCTGAAGACGAGCAGCATGGGTGATTCGAACTACGACACGACTTGGAGCGTAACGGATTACACCCTCGAACCTATGAACGGCGTTCTAGACGGTCTAGCGTGGTCGTACACGCGAATCCGCGCATCTGGCAACTACCTCTTTCCTACGATCACGACGACGTATACGCTAGCCCCTCTCGTTCAGGTGACGGCGCGTTGGGGCTGGCCTAGCATCCCCGATCCCGTCAAGCAGGCAACGATCCTCCAGTCTGCGCGTATCTACAAGCGGTACGACTCGCCACTAGGCGTGGCCGGGTTCGGAGATTTTGGAGTCATGCGTGTCAGTCGCGCACTCGACCCTGACGTATCCCAACTCGTCGAACCCTACCGTCGCATTCGTAACCTCGCATGAGTGCAACTACTGTTCAAGCGATCAAGACGGCTATCGCCACGAAGCTAGGAACGATCAGTGGCCTTCGCACGTTTGATTATCAGCCGGATCAAGTAAACCCACCATTCGCGTTCCCATCGCTACAAAACATTTCGTATCACTACGCTATGGCGGGTGGTCGTAGCGAGTACACGTTTATCATTACCGTCGTCGCCGGTCGGCAGACCGATAGGTATCCTGAACGCGCACTCGATCAGTATCTCGATTTTACGAATGGTGTACGCGGCGCGATCATGAGTGATCAGACTCTTGGCGGAGTCGTACAAGCATGTATCGTTACGAGCGCGGGAAACATTCAGACGATTGATGCGAGCGACTCTGTATATCTCAGCATTGATTTCAATCTGACGGTTTACGCATAGGCTCCTGTATCATCTAACCATGCCTACGAACTACGTCATCAATGATGGTTTCATCGTGAACGGCAAGAAATCGGGCGATACGATTACTGCTAGCGAAGTCGAGAACATTACTGTTCTTGTCGAGAGTGGCCGTGTGGAGAAACAGGGCAAGACTTCAGGTACACTGAAAAGTGCAAACGACGATCCCTCCGGGGAGGAGTAACAAGTGGCAAAGCTAGTTCTCACCAATGCGAACGTTACGCTCGCCGGTACTGATATCAGCGCGAACGTCGCGTCGGTTACGCTCACTTCGAGCGTGAACGAGGTCGAGACGACTTCCTTCGGACAGGGTGCCGTCACTCGCGTGGCTGGCCTGATCGATAATAGCGTCACGCTTGATCTTCATCAGGACTACTCGGCAGTCGAAGGTCTTGTCTATCCGCTGCTTGGCGGCACCGCTGTATCGATCACTGTGAAGCCGAACGGTACTGCTGTCTCGACGGCGAACCCGTCGTATACCGGCAATGTTCTGATCACCGAGTGGACTCCCGTGAATGGTGCTGTTGGCGAGTTGGCAACTGTCAGCGTGACGTGGCCGATCAGTGGTACCATCACGAAGGCAACCGCATAGCCCAATAGTCGCGCAAGCGCATTGGGTCGAGGGAGGATTCCATGCAGGTCAAGTACAAGATCAAGCAGAAAAACGGTGTCGAGGAAATCGTACAGGCAGAGCTTGTCGATGTGATCGCTTGGGAAGAGAAGTTCGAGCGACCCTCATCGCAGCTTGGCAGTAGTGATATCTTTGCTCGCGATGTTGTCTGGCTCGCTTGGCATGCTCAGAATCGTCAGGGCAAAACGACGCTTGATTTTATGGACTGGGTTGCAACCCTTGACGATATTGAGGGCAATGAGGACAGCCCTTTAGACCACTCGGAGAATCCAGTAGTCACTGGATGATCGCCGGTCTTGCTGTCGAGACTGGTATAGCTCCGAGCCTACTCGTACAAGAGTCCGAGCGTATGTTGTGGACGATGCTCGGGTATATTCGGTGGAGGGCAGTTCACTCTCAAGGATGATCAGATGCAAGTAAAGCATATTCGTGGTGTAGATAGCACTATGAAAACGCTTCGCAAGATCAACCCGACTCTTGAGAAGCAGTCGAAGAAACGAATCAAGTCGGACATCAAGCCGATGGTCAATGCTGCTCGTGCTCTTGTTCCGAAGCAGACTCCCTTGTCAGGCTGGAAAGTACAAGGCAGTCCCGGTACTGGCACTGAGCGTTCTGGCGAAGCGAGGTTCCCTTCGTGGAGTCCAAGCGCGAGCCGTCGGATCAACTCTAGTATTCGTCGCGGCAAGAAACAAGGCTACAAGGGCAAGATGCTACTTGTCAGTATGCGTCAGACTGATGCCGCTGGCGCGGTATTCGATATCGCGGGTCGGCGCAATCCCGGCAACAAACTTGATCGTAGTCTCCGCAAGGCTGGGTATGGGAGTGCTTCTCGTTCTATGTGGGCGGCTGCTGATAAGCACTTGCCCACTATTCAGCGAAGTGTCGAAGCAAGTATCAAAGAGACCGAACATATCTTGAATGCCGAGCTACGATTACGCTGATCGTATTACAGGTAGAATAGTCGTATGGCAATCATTGTTCCTATTGTTGCTGATACGAGTGGCCTTACTCGTTCGCTAAATAAAAGCCAGTCGGGTCTCAAACGATTCGGCAAAATGGCTGCGCTTGCTGCGGGTGCTGCGGGTATCGGCGCGCTTGTCGCTGTCACTAGGGTTGGCATTAGCGAGTTCAATGATCAGCAGAAAGTCTTGGCCCAGACCAACGCTGTCCTGACATCTACCAAGAGCATCGCGAAAGTTACGGCAAAAGAGATTGGTGACCTGTCTCAGAGCATCATGGAAAAGACAGGAATTGATGACGAGGCAATCGCTTCGGGCCAGAATCTTTTGCTGACGTTCACGAAAATCAGGAACGAGACTGGCAAGGGCAACGACATCTTCAATCAGGCCACTCTTGCCATGACTGACCTGAGTGTCGCGATGGGTAAGGATCTCTCGTCATCGTCGATTCTTGTTGGTAAAGCTCTGAATGATCCGATCAAGGGTGTCGGAGCATTGTCGCGAGCGGGTGTCCAGTTCACTGCTTCGCAGAAAGATTCGATCAAGGCAATGGTCGAGTCGGGCAATGTGATGGGCGCTCAGAAGATGATCTTGAAGGAACTCGAAACCCAGTTCGGTGGGAGCGCCGACGCTGCTGGCAAGACACTATCTGGACAATTGAACATTGCGAAACAGACGTTTAGGAATCTTGCTGGCGAGATGGTCGCAACATTCTTGCCTACCCTTGCGCGCGTGGCCGGTGCGGTCGCCAAGTTTTTTCTTGATTTTGCGAAGCAGCCGACGCTTAGTGCGAAGATCAATTTTGTGCTTGGCAAGATTGGTGATGGTTTCAAGAATCTTTACGAGTGGTGGACAAAGAGTCAGCGGACAGAGCTTCCAGCGCGAATCATTATCACGCCTGCCGGTAAGGATCAGGTCGCCACGTTTTTCCGTGATCTTCAGACGAAGATGGAAACAGGTTCATTCAACCTTGGTGAGAAGATCGGCAAGTGGAT